GGTAGCTTCATTCTTTATTTTCAGACCAGAAAAAAACGACAAAATGGCAATAATACCAAACGTCGCATATTTGATTTGTTCACCTGCTCCTTGAGGCAACATAACCATTTCCAAATCATCTAAGTTTTGGGCATCTAAATCACTCCACTCAGTCTTGAGACCAGTGAAAAGATCTGAAAATCCTTCTAATAAGGTATTTTCTTGACCAAAGTAAACAACTTCATGCAATGTCACAGAAATTATTAACAATGTTAAAACTATATAAGACAACCTAGTTAGATTAACATACATAGATGAATCGGTTTTGCCTGTAGAGGCATAAGATATCCTGGCTACGCCAAGCCAAAAGAACATGGCTAACCAGAATTCTATATCAAAGAAGCTAGTTGCTTCTTTTCCAAAGGACTTCATTACAGAATATAAACCAGGTTTTCCTGGTTTTTCTTCTTGAGAGAAAAAGTTCTCTATTACAGGGATTTTATGTTCAACAGATAAAGTTGCACCTTGGGCTTGTAATAATTCTACTACAGCTTCAGGTGAACTCAATTTGTCAAGGTGTTGTTCAAATAAAAGTTTTAAAGACTTTCTAAACTTTTCGTATTTCTCTAAACCACTTACATGTGTAAAATCACAAGTAGGTGAAAATTGCTTGTTCTCTGAAACTGCATGGTGAGGGCGCTTCAGAGAGTCGTTAATTGTAGGGCTACTACTTCGCTTTAAATCTTGTTTGTTATTAATTGTGTTTTCCATAGTGTGCTTTTATCATGTCAATTTACAGTTTTCTACTGTGCCAAGCGATTGGCAAATCATGCGAATTTTTGAAAAGATTTATTTCTTTAATTTTTAAATAGGGTTTCATCCTATGATTTATAGTTTTCTCTAAGTCTTTTAGACAGCTACTTACTGTTGTCTGCTAGGGCGATCGCTCGCTCGGGCACCATTCCGAGTCATCGATTCCGCAATGTCTGCAGCTATAATAGTACTATACAAATCCGTACGCACTAAGTGACAATTCTAGTTTGTCTCTTGTCCTCAAAATGTGCACTTTCTTAAAGTGCGAAATATGTCCTTTTGTCTCGGAGTGACAAATCCATGCAAATAAAGCCTTTCTCACACGTTAATTTAAATTTCCTTGTGCGTTATCTTCACGATAAGCTACTACTTAATCCAAAATATAAAATATAAAAACGAGCTTTTCTCAAGAGTCTATATAAT